TAGTCTTCTCAATCAACCGGAAATTACCAAGGAAGTGTTTGGCGCACTTGGCTATAAGGATTCCAAAAGGTTTATTACCGATCAGCAACCTGCACAACTTGAACAGCTTACTGCACAGGTACAGGAACTCTCTGGTATTGTTCAGCAACTTATGGAGCAAGGAGCATCGAAAGAACTTGATGTTAAAGGGAGAATTCTTACTGCCCAGATTAAGGCGCAAGCAGATGTTGCTTCCGCGAAAGAAAAGGCTCTTGGTCAGGTTATGTCTTCAAGGATTTCAGCAGATCAGAAAGATGGTTCAGAGATGCTTAAACAGCAACTTTCCCTTATTGATTCCCGCATAAAAGCAGAGAAGAATAACATTGCCAAAGGAGAACTACTTCTACAGAAAGAATCTCTCATTCATAAAATGATTATGGATCAGCCCGCTTTGGGAATAGACCCAGAAGGGAAAAAGATGAGTGAGGTAACTATGAACGATGCATACGGTGATATACCGGGGGCTGAAGGTTGAATCACTTAAAAGACGTAGGTGAAAATTATTTCAAGCATGGTCTTACTGCGTTATGGGTTTCAGCTAATTTGTTTTTCCTTTTTGTCGTGTCTTTAATACACGCAATTTTCCCTTTTATTTTTACTAATGAAACGTCCAACGGTATTTTTTCTTTAGCTGAACAAATGGAAGAAAGAAAATCTCAAGGTTTGTTACCAACCAAACCTGAAATCACAGATTAAATGGACGAAGCAGAACTGCTTATGGCTGAAGTCCGATTGGGTCTTCAGACCAAGGAATTTTTGAATTCCCCACTGGGTAAGTATATTTCTGGGCGAGCTATGAAGTCCAAGGAAGAAGCACTTGAGTCTATGATGATTATAGACCCAAACGATACTGAAACCATAAGGGAACTTCAATTCCGAGCTAGGTTGCCTTCTATTGTCTTTATTTGGCTTGACGAGGCTATAAACCAAGCAAAACATGCAGAGGAATCTCTGCAAGAAATACAGGAGTCGTAATGGACGCTATCCCAAAGGACGTGGACGAAGAACTCAAAGAAGATGAAGCATTAGAAGAGAAACTATCCAGACATGAATCTGAAATAGAACGAATTGCCGCTAATGTCCAAGAAGGACATGAAAATTTTGACAATGATATTACCGGCAAAGAAGAAGAACCAACTGTTACCGAAGAGGAATACCATAACCCTCTACTAAGGAAGGATGACGAGTGGTACGTTAATGCCAAGGTAGATGGTAAAGAGGTAGAGGTTCCGTGGAATGAAGTTGTTTCACAGTACCAAAAGAAATCTTCTGGTGACAAGAGACTTCAACAGGCCGCAGAAAAGCAACGAGAGTTGGAGGATTATGAGGCCAAGTTGAATGCATATAGGACTCAATTAGAGTCCCAAACACGCCCGCCATCTACGGACGCGGGTGAATCGCCATCCGACCCGGACGCGACTGACGCTCTTTATGAGCAATACCACGATGCCCTCTTTCAAGGTGATGAAACTAAAGCAAGTAAATTGCTGAAGAAGATTCGCACATCAGAAAAGCCAGCACCTCAAATTGATGTCAAGAATATCATTGAGCGTACAAAGACAGAGATGAGAGAAGAGGAGAAAAAGGCCAGAGAACGGGGTTATGAATCTCGTCGAAAGCAAGCAGTAGAGATGTTCCATAAGGAATTTCCCGAAGTTGCTCAAGACAAATCATTACTCGCTGTTGCTGACCGTCGTTCTGCTGAACTCTACGCAGAGAATCCTACCCGTGATCCTTGGGACATCATGCAAGAATGCGCTACATATGCGCGGGAATGGCTGATGCAGTATGTGGATGAACTGGGCGGAAAATCTAAGGGAGTCACGCGCCAGAAGCGCAAACAGGACATGGATGAGGTTGCGCCTAGGAACGTCAGAGGCCATCTCGGCGAAGACGAGACTCAGCCAACTTATTCCGACATCATATCGGAGATGAAGAAAGAAAGGGGTCAACCCTCTTAATCTCCGCACTTTAACAATCTGTAAAGGAGAAACAGCTAATGGCTGGACAGGTATGGGGAACAAGTTCCCTAGGTGGGTACATGTACTCACTAAACTTATCCAAGGAACTGCGTGTTTCTCTGCGACCGATTGTGAAGTTTCGTCAGTTTGCTGATGTTAAGGATGCCGCGCATCAAGGTCTTAGCAAGGGTGATACATTCCATTGGAATGTGTATTCAACTGTTGCGACCGGTGGTGCGGCATTAGTCGAAAATACGGCGATTGCTGAAACAAATTTCACGATCACGCAGGGGACAATGACTGTTAACGAGTTTGGTAATAGCGTTCCTTTCACCTCCAAGCTGGATGATCTGTCTGAGCATCCTGTCAAGGAGATAATTCACAAAGTCCTGAAGGTGGACGCCGCGCAGGTGTTAGATGGTTTGGTTGCAGATCAAATCGACACATGTAAGTTGCGTGTTGTAGCAGAAACATCAACCTCTGCTGTAACGCTAACTACTGATGGCACTGCAACGCTTACCAATACCATTGCGTTGGGCAAGGATCATATCAAATCTATTGTTGATATTATGAAAGAGAGAAATATTCCATCCTATGAAGGTGACGATTATTTCTGCCTTGCATGGCCTACCACTTTCCGTACCCTAAAGAACAACCTAGAATCGATCAATCAGTATGTCGAAACTGGTTTCCAGATGATCCGTAATGGTGAAACTGGTCGTTACGAAGGCGTACGTTTTGTCGAACAGACGTATCGTGCCAAAGGTGGCTCTGCCACTGGTATGGGTACACCTGCCGGTGCATGGGCAGGAGGATTGTCCGATTGGGCTATTTTCTTTGGTTCTGATACCGTTGCCGAGGCTGTTGCGATTCCTGAAGAGATTCGGGGCAAAATCCCAACGGACTACGGACGTTCGAGAGGTATCGCTTGGTACTACTTAGGTGGTGCTGGTCTTATTCACACTACTGCCGCAGAATCCCGCGTTGTTATGTGGGATTCCAAGGCTTAGAGGAGGCTTATATGGCACAGTCAACTCAAGGTGTGGGCGTAAAATCGGGTCTTTCTGATCAACAGAAGATCACTTCGTCCCTGAAGGATTTGGGTCTTGCCTCTTCTGGCAAGAATCAGGTTCCTATGGGAACTGGTGTTCCTTCTAAAGCCCCTAACGGGACTACGCTAGACCCAAAGCATTAACCACAACAGGGGAAGGGGGCTTCGGCCCCCTTTTTCTTTGGTAAGGAATTATGGCACATAAAAATTTATCGCAGTCGCCACTGCCAGAAATGAAAGAAGTCGATACTTGGCAGGGTGTTGCTGATATTGACAAATCTGATATCGCTTGTCGATACGGTGAAGACAATACGGCGCATCACGTCGAAGGTGATGAGTGGGTAACCGGTGCAGTTGCACCACAGGATATGCATTCCCCTACTCATATGCGTTGGACATGGCCTACCCGCGCTATCCCTATTCGCTTCGGTAGATAATCATGGGTACAGTCACCATCAATGGCATTGAATATATAACTGAAGACGAAAAGCAGCATGGCTTTCACGCTAAAGATTATAAGGTAAGAACTGCTAGAGATGTCCTTCGTGATATGGGTGTCAAGGACAGGGCTGGTAGAACTGCGGATAAAGCTGACTTTGATTACGAACGGGACAAAATAGCAGAAAAAATACTTGGGCCGATGCCCAATTATGATCTTGATAAACCATTCCCCGGTAAAGGTCAGTTTGATGAGTCTAGGGGGTATAACCTGCGTGGTTCTGATGTAAATAACTATAGTTATTACGACAATAATCGCAAAAAGGTTATCAAGTTAGTAGAAGCCAAGACTGATGATGAAGTTGTTACTGACTCAAGGGAAGATGCGAGAACTACTGTTACACCACGTCAGGAGGCGGATACTACTGCTACTGAATCAAGTACGGAAGCGGTTGCTACTGATGAAGTAGTTACTACTGCGGCAGTCGATGAAGCCGTTACTGAGAAGGAGGCTCAAGAAGATAAACCTTTTCACGGAACTCAATTGGCGGAAGATTCAGAAGATAAATCTTCTGATTATAGGATTGTTACCCAGCTTGACAAAGAGTATGAGGATGTTTATTCAGACGATTCAGCCCCTACGCCAAGAGAACAGGAATGGATTGATTATGATGCCAAGGTGAAAGCGTATCTTTCTAACGAAGACGCGGTTTCCGATGTTCGGTTCAGTGAT